AAGAAGTACAATGTCTGAGAAAAAAAGCCGGGTCAACGAGGCGGGTAACTACACCAAGCCTATGATGCGTAAACGGCTTTTTGCTGCTATCAAAGCGGGTGGCAAAGGCGGTAAGCCCGGTCAATGGTCCGCCCGGAAGGCTCAGATGCTCGCCAAGCGTTACAAAGAAAAAGGCGGGGGCTACACAAGCTAATGGCACTTAAAAAAACCCAGCGCTCTATTGTCGAATGGGGAAATCAAAACTGGCGCACCAAGTCAGGTAAACGCAGCCAAGACACGGACGAACCGTATTTACCTTCAGCCGCCTATCGGAATATGAAAGACAGAACGTATGAAGCCGCCAAGGCAGCGAAAGAGAAGGCGACCGCCGAGGGCAAACAGTACGCCAAACACGGCTTGCACAAGGGCAAAAAGAGGTAGTCATGGCCGTATCCCCCACAAAACGAAGGAACGCGGCACGCGGCGCTATGCTTATGAAGAAGCACGGCCTTTCGGGTTACAACAAGCCCAAGCGGACGCCCAAGCACCCCAAGAAGTCACACATTGTGTTAGCCAAAGAAGGCGACACCATCAAGCTGATTCGCTTTGGCGAGCAGGGCGCGAAGACCGCAGGTAACCGCAAAACAGGCGAGGGAGACAAGATGCGCAAGAAGCGGGCTAGCTTTAAGGCGCGACACGCGAAGAACATCGCTAAAGGCAAACTCAGCGCGGCTTACTGGGCCGACAAAGTGAAGTGGTAATGAGCCTCCCCTTTGAAGGTGAAGCCTTAGAAGCCCTGTGCGACCCGTCCATAAGCCTGCGCGCTTACGCTCAAATCATCGACCAGAAGACCGGACAAGAGCACACCTTCGACCCGTTCGCGATTACCGACCGGTTACAGGAGACTGTAGTCTCGTACTACTCAGAGCCTCCTGTGACGGCTTTGGGGCAGACCAAGTGGCTTACCCTCCTCGGATATCGTCAGGCGGGCAAGAGCCTTACCTCAGAGCTTTGTGGGTACGTTAAGGCCGCGTACACGCCGGGACACGATCACGTCTGTATTGCGGATAATCGTGACCGGGCCGAATACCTGCACCGCCGCATCCACTTGACACACAGCCGATGGCCAGAGCCAGTGCGTTCGCCGACCGTTCCTAACCGAGAGGTTCGGCAGTTGACCTTCCAGCACGGTGGCAAGATGCGCGTCCTGTCTGGTGAGTCAGGTGCGGTTGGTATCGGCCAGTCACCGGACAGCTTCCACGGGTCGGAGCTTCCATATTGGCGTAACGCGGGCCATCAGTTCTCGATGATTTATCCGTCGATGATTAACCGGGACCATTCCCAAGTCCTCTTGGAATCAACGCCCTCGCCGATGAGCGAGCCTTCGGCGGAATGGTGGCGCGACCACTGCCGTGACGCAAAGCTAAGTCGCGGTCGCTGGGCGTATGCGTTCTTCCCGTTTTGGGACGGTGTCCTCAACCGGCGCCCATGGGTTAAGGGTCAGAAGTTAACCCTTGAGGAAATCAAGCTTCTGGAGAAGTACGGGCATCTTGGGTTAGAGAAAGACAATCTACAGTTTCGCCGTCTTATGATTGAGACCGATGCCGAGATTCGACGAAACCCTGACCTATTTAAAGTCTACTACCCGTTCGACGACATTAGCTGTTGGATCGCCTCTGTAGGTTCCGTGTTTCATTCTACGCTTCTAAAGCGCCACCAAGATTCTATCCTTGTGCCTTGGAACGGGCCTTACATGGAATACGAAAAGCCCGAAGGTGGCGCGGTTTACGCCATCGGCGTTGACCCTGCGGGTTATGCTGCTCGCGACCATGCCGCATTTCAAGTGCTAAAGGTGTACGATGGAGAATGGACTCAAGTCGCAGTCTACGGAGGAGTCACTGACCCCTTGGTATTCGCAAAGAAAATCAATGAGGTTGGCAAGAAGTACAACAATGCGCTTGTGGCTGTGGAGAGTAACGGGGTTGGTGTTGCTACTTTGGCTTTACTTGAAGAGTTGGGCTATCCAAATCTCTACTACGAAAAGCCCTATAAGCCCGGAATCGCTGCTACTGCTAAATCCGTAACGATGATGCTCTCATACCTTCAAGACGCCTTGAAGGACGAACTCATCCTTCGTGACGAGGACACGGTTGGTCAGCTTGGGTCTTATCGTGAAGACAAGCGTACCGAGCGAAGCGCGCTGTCAGAGATGCTGCATTCCGGCAAATCGGGCAAACGCCGCGACAGACACCACTGGGATAAAATCTCTGCACTTCAAATCGCCTGCACCGCTGCCCGCATGTGTCCTCGTAAATACCGCAAAGAAACCCCTGAGGGCCTAGAAAATGTGGTGCTCTTCCGGGACATGACATATGAACAGGTACAGAGTCATCGGAAAAAAGACTCCGAAGGAAGCTCTAAAACCAAATGGCGTCGAAGCCGCTATCGACGGAGGAAGTAATGCCGGAATCAGACGCGCAGAAACGCAGCGACATGTCTCTTGGTGACCTCATGTCTCAAATCGCAGACCTCCGAAAGCAAGAGCTTCTCTCAAGCCGAATGCCGATTAAGGACGACCTAGCGGAGTCCAACATGATGGACTATGATATGCGGCAAGAGCAGCGCCGCGAAAGGAGTCCTGATGCCTAAGGTTACGTTCAGCCCCTTTATTGCTGGGCACATCCCTACGGGCGAAGAGGTATTCGATTACCTTTACTCCATCCCTGAAGCAGGCACACCAGACTCCTGCTCTGTTTTAAACGGCTGGCTGGACGCGGACAACTTTGACAAAATCGGTCGCAGGCAGGTTGATTTCAACTCTTTACAGCGAAATGCGACTTCGGGGGGCAAGTCTGTTTGCGGCACCGCTCACATAGACTATTTCTCCCCCGTACAAAGCAGAACCGAATCTGAGCCTGCTACTGACGGGTGGTTCAACGGCGTATCTGCCCCCGAAACAGCGAGTGCCAATAACTTTATCGCAATCCCCGGCGGGTCGGTTCAGTTCTACTTGCCTTACAAGGCGTTTGTTTTGCTGACGTGGCAGGTTTGTTGGACCAATGACTCGAGCGGGACCGAACGGGAAAGCCACATCCGCCTGTTTGTCGATGACAAGCGCGTAGGGCTGGACGATACGGAGAAAGACAACTCCTGCAATGTTCGCCGGGTTCGCCGGACGCAGTGGCCTGCGGACTATGAGTCTTCCGACGCTAGTGTTAAGTTTAACTTTTTAAGAGGGCGCTACAAGAGCAGGTACTGGTCAGGGCACCAATGGCTTCCTCTGCCCGGACGAACTCCTTTATCAAAAGGGTTTCATTCTGCGTCCTTAAGGGTTATTCAAGATCAAGACGTAAAGCAGACTCGGGTTCGCATCCGGTCGCTTAAATACATATTCTTCAAAGCATCAGACGACTGAGGTAAACATGTCAGACATGAGCACCACGCCAAGCTACCGCAGCGGCGGAACCCTTAGGGATGTGGATTACACCGACACCTCTGGTAGCGCCTACGGAAACTTAAGTAAAACCCAGCAGAACAAGATGGACCGCGCCGCCAATCTTGACTCTAAAGGCAAAGCCGTCAAGGCTGAAGAACTCCGAACCAAAGCTCTTTACGGCACAAAAGACCCGGCAGAAATCGCAAAGATGAAACTGCTAGAAGAGCTGCGTAGGTTTGACCAGACGGGCGGAGCATCAGCGGGTGTAACCCAGAAAGAGCGGGACGAAACGATGGCTGCTGCCCGACAGGCGGGTGAACAGAGCGCGCAAGGCATTCAAACAACACTTGCGCGAAAAGAAATGTCTGGTGCTGGGATCCAAAACCCCGGAGAGCTTCAACAGGCCGCTCGCGATGCCGGGTCAGGCACTGCCGCCCTTGAAGCAGACGCTTCCGTCCGCTTGACAAAACTTGATGTAGACCGGCGAAACGCTAAGAAGGCGGAACTTATGGCAGCGCTAGCAGGCTCTCCAATCGCTCCGCCGACCGCAGCCCAACAGGCCGCTACAACACTTGCCACAGATGTCGCGCCTCAAATCATAGGTGACCTCGTCTACGGCTACACACAGGTGGCTTAACATGGCAGTCGAAGAACCAAAGTCTGACGAACAAATGGCAATGCTGATGCAGCAGGTCCGCAACATCGACATGCAAAAGCGCCGCCAAGCAATGCAGATGGGGGGCGCAATCGGAGGCCGGGCAGCGTACCGACAAAGCGGGGCGACGTTCGCGCAGCTTCAACAGTTTGCTCCCATGCCGGGCGGATTTATGCCTGCCGACATGGCGAAATACAACAAACCTCTCCTTGACGCTTACAATGAACTAACCGCCGCCCAAGCCGCTGTAGGCGCGGGCGAAGAAGAGCAGATGAAGCAACGGGTCATCTTCCATAAGGCCGCGATGGCGGAAGGCGTTAAGCTGCTCAATCAAAAGCGTAAGCTCGCCAACGACATCCAAAAGAAAAAAATCGACGCTCAGATTAAGCAGGCGCAAGAACACATTGATGTCCTCGACAACATGGAAGGCGTCACAGGCACAAAGGGCGGGATTACAGAGTACGACAAAGGCCGCGCCGCCGCAGGGTCCGTTATTAGCCGTACAGCCAAGGACGGCGGCAGAATCGACAAGGGCGTTATCACAGGCAAGGCTTCTGGGTTACGAAGTAGAGAGGCTTTTGACAGCTTTAAAGAAAATCTTAGAGAGCAATACGCCACAACCTACGGTGTGGGCATGGACAGTAAGTTTGATCCCGGCGCCGAATATGGCGAGGTCATGGCCCAGATCGATCAAACCGCAGATAAGCTTGAAGCCGATGGCAAACTAAAACCTGCGGTTGGTGGCGAAGATTCAGGCCTCAGCGGCGAGG